AGTTCTCTGAACCTAATAAAGTTATTCTGCTGCCATTGGGTAGATCTACTCTTAGTTCTGTTTCGTTAAATTTTGTATAAGGTATCTTTGCTGTAAATTGTTTCATATAATCCCAAGCAATACTTTTCGCTTGTTTGAAGGTGGGTGCTATATAGGCATACCTAGGGTTCTTTTGTTTGGACAGCAATGCTGACCTAATTAAATGGTTGATCATACATACTGTTTTGCCAAACCTTCTATGACAAACTAATACATTCCATCTATATTCTGATATTTTTTTATGTAAGAAAGCCTGGTGCTTTCTGGGTGTGTAGGGTATTTTAATGTCCATATTTAGTGTATTTTTTTACTAGGCATACTATCTATAGGTTCGAAGTCAAACCCAACACATAGCATTACATAGTTAATAAACAGCGTTGAAGCTAGTTCATTAGGAAAACCAACAAACCTTATAATAACATCATTGTTGTTTTTATCAACATAAGCAACTGATTCTATATCGTCTATTCCAAAGTAGTCCATATACTACATTTAGTTTATTTGTGGTGGTCTGGCAATAAGTGAATGTGTGTGTGGATAAGGGAGTCCTCGAGTCCCATGTATATATATATAATAAACTGCGGTGCAATCTGGGGGTATAGGGGGGTATGACATTTCTAAAATATAGGTTCTACTTATACAAAATGGGGTTTCGATAAGAAAGCGTTATCAGTAATTATTTAATTATATCAAGTAATATAGATAGGTCAGTATTGTTGACCGATATTTTATGGGAAGTAATCGCAGCTGCGATATATAATAGAATAGTAAGTTTAATAACAATTATATTTCCAAAATCTCACACAAAAAAAACCCCCAATAAAATTAATCATTAGGGGTTTAATTGTTTAATATTAATTACTTTATAATACCAATTATGTTTCCTTGACTATCACACTCCCAACCCAAAGCTCGTTCTTTTTTAATAACATTAGGTATAACTTCATTATCATATGCCTTAACAACTTCATCATAATTAAGATGAGAATATTTTGGCATTTGTTGGACATAAGTTTGTTGATCATCATTTAAACAATCAAACCAATCATGACCAACTTCATCTATATTGATAGTCTTATTTTTAAAAACTTGATCTTCAAAGTTATTAAAGAAATCAAATTTTTTACCTGGTACTAGATCCTTAATTGTAGCAAGTTTATTTGTCATTTGTTTATTCTCCATTTTGTTTAAGCTCAATATAATTATACAAAAAAGATATGTCAACTAAATAAATACATTAGAATTATTCTAAACTAGAGTGTTGCATAAATATCACACATAAAAAAAATATACTTTTTGTATTGACACCAATATATATATGTATATGGTTTGTATATAAACAAATGAAAGGAAACAATGATTAAAAATATACTTAACTTTTTAGATTATGTTTTATTCCTAGCTATGTTTTATTTAATGTATTTAGGTTTAAAACATGGACCACAAATAGAACAATTAATAATTGAATTGAAAGGGGGTGCGATATGAACATAACACAATTAGAAAAACAAATAGTGAAAGCTGTGGATCAAGAAATTAATATAGCTAGTAAAGTTGGTATTAATGACAATGATTATTATGATCCAAATATAGAGCTTGAAGAATTAAAACAATTTATAAAAAAATGTTTTAAAGAACATACAAAGGGGGTGTGATATGAAAAAATATATAATAAATTCTATGCCTGTAATGAGTAGAGATTGTACAATATATGCAAAGAATGAAGATGAGGCATGGGAAATATATTATGGAAATCAGAAAGGTAAAATACAATTTCATGAGCCAGAATATTCTGATATAAATGATTATGTAGATCCTGAATTAAAAGAAAGTGAGGACCAATGATAATACTAGGTAAAACTAAACAAGAATGGCAACAATTAGAGCTACAATATAGACCTGAATGGATCATATTTTTAGTAGGGTTTATTCTTGGAGCTATAATATTTTAACTAAATAGAAAGGGAAAAATAAAATGAATAAAAGAATAGTAAGAGTGCCTGTTGATAGTATTGGTGATGTGAATGGCTATTCAATGATTGAATATCACATGGAATTTACTGAAACTATAAACAAACTATTAAAATTAAATAACATAGATTTTAAATTTAAATCAATGTCTTATGGTGGTGAATATCTTGATAGTGATTGGAGAGTATTATTTCAATTAAACAAAGAGGAAAAATAAAATGAATAAACAGCTACAAAAAGACAATATAATTAAATTACAAAAAAAAACATTGAGAAATATCTTGAGTAGTAAAGGTATTATTTATCGTTACTACTTGAGATCTCTTCAGCAGAAACATCAATCAGATCAGGTTCAGATTCCCATTTTATATTTAAAGTAGTATCTTGCTTAACCTCTTGCTTGGTTTGTTCAACAAACAATGAGCTTAGTCTTGGAGCTACAAACTTCAACCAGTTTTGTTTCTCTCTTAAAAATAATAGTTCTTCATTAGTAAGCTCTTTGACATCAGAATTAAAGACAACACACATCTTCTCAACTAAAGTTTTTATTCCTCGTTCCTGAGCTTTGTTAAATTTATCTTTAAACTTTGGGTTTAGATCCAAGTAATCGTATAAAGTTTTCAATTTGATCCGTAGTTCTTTTGCTACCTCGTAAGCGGTTGTTCCATCTACTAAATGACCGAGCATAGTATTTTGTTCGGTATCGTTGAGAGTTAGTAGCTCGTTCTTTTTCTTGGAGGATATACTCTTTGATTTCGTCATCTGTTTTATGTTTAAAGTTCTTTAAGTTTTTTAATATATTAATCTTGTTTTGTATATTGATATTCTCGTTCTTGTATAACCCTTTATACTTTCTAGTCTTATTATCCCACGACTTACCCCCCTTATGATAAGGACATAACATTCTTCTTGAAGTAGGGATAAATTTACCAAGACATTTACACCTTTTCCCGGAGTGCTTTGCGATTGCCTCACATCTAATCTTTATTTTTGCCATGATAATTTCTTAAGTCTCCGACTTAAGCCAAGGTTTAATTCCATTTCTTATATTCCAATCTCGTTTCTCTTTGTACCTTACATTGGTTTCTTTACTAATCTTCTTTAGTTCCCTTGCTATAATTCTAGGATCTACTAAATTTTTTTGACGAGCCAGTTCCTCTTTTCTTTCAATAGCTAATTTACAATAATAGACGTTCTTTGTATCCCCTATAAGGTCAGGCAGGGGTAGAGTGGCTAATTCATTTATCATTCTATCTTTATCACCTTTATTCTTACCAATTATTTTATCTATATTATTAATGTATATTGTTTCTTCTAATGTAGCCGTAAAACGGCTATCATAGGGTTGTTTAACGGCTATCTTAACATTATCATATAGCTTTTCAGCTTTAAGAAATACCTCATTAACAATATAAGTCTTACCAGATTTACCTCTAAAAGATTTAACAACATTTAATTTATTTAAGGTGGATAAGCAGCTCTTGATCGTAGTTCTACATAGACCTGTATCTTTGTGGATTGTTTCATGCCTTAATCTTGCCTCATATCCATTCTTCTTCCAAGCATACTTCATAACAGACAAGAAAACATTTAAACAATGAGACTTATGTTCCCCCTCTAATTTAGATAGGTGGTGGTACAACTTATAAGTTATAAATAAAAATCCTCTACTTGTGTCCATGTTTACATACCTTTTGATGTTGGTCCTGCAAGTCTCGTAAAACAGAGACCCATTCCTGTTCAGACATAGCGTTTAAAAGTCCATTGGTGGTGCTTAGACGCTGAACTTTAAAGGTTAGGCTATCATGGGTCGTTTTTTTATAAAACACCAAAAATACAGGCAGATTTGCAGCTTTACCCAAAGACTTAATTACATTAGTGTACTTCTTATAATTACCTGTGTCGTAGACATGCTCAATTAAAGCGAGTGGTTGCCAACAACCTTTGTTACGACATATTTCAACTGAATCTATATCGACCATTGCGATATTTTCAAAACGCCTATGCCACTTGGAGTATAGGTCCTTATCAAAATGTTTAGCGTATCTCACTATCTATTTTTAATTATTAATATCTCGTTATCTCTTTCTTCTATTATTCTCTCGTAGTCTAGCAACTGATTGGATAGTTTTTCTATGTGCTTTTTACATCTCTTTACTTCAGCTTTACATTCCTTTAATTTCTCAGGACAACCTATCTCATCAAATATTTTATCGTTTGTCATTTAATACTTCTATCTTTTTAACTACTGATCTAGGGTAAACAGTTATGTTTCCAACTGTAAGTGTATCTTCATCAAAACTATATGATGCAAAAATTACAAGTTTCTTTTGGTCCTTGTAA